GATGATCTTGAATGGGATTTATATTTGAAATGGTACAATAACTTTGCAGCCGATTTGCCCATACGCGGTATTATCCATCTTACAACAAACGCCGAAACATCGAAAAAGCGTATAGTGACACGCGGTCGCAGTGGTGAGGAATCTATTCCTCTTTCCTACTTGACCGACCTAGAAGAGCAACATAAGAAATGGACAAGTACGACTGACTTACCAACACTCAAAGTGACTACCGATGATATAGAAACAGCCCTATGCCAAATCGATAATTGGTTGACGTCGTTTATTGATTAGTGGGCTTGGTTATAAAGTTACAGAGAAACTATATACCTAGAGTTGTAAGGGGGAAACCCACTCCAACGCTAATTAGTGGTATCCAAGCCAAGGTGGCTCACCGTAAGGATATCCTGCTCTTATTTTTTTATCACTTAATCCTAAACGTAGTATTGCACACACATCGTTGTAGACAGTGGCTTGCCCTTTCGTTGCACATCCTGGAATATGCAGAAAGAAAGCACCGCGACCGTATAATTCTGCCAGAGTAGGTGAATCACCGCCTTGCGCAAATATTTTTTGCATACCCGCATTGACTCCAAAGGTCGACGAGTGCAGTAATAGTGCTGATGTATCGGCAGCAATACGTTCAGGATATATGTTCATATAAATACCAAGCGCCAACTGGTCGTTTTCATAGTTATTATCAATCGTCCATTGTAACCATCGGCACAACTCACTGGCCTTTCCAGCAACTAACCCCGCATTGACGAATTTACGGGATGGCAAATTGGTGACACCGTTTGATTTCCAATAGTTTAAAAGAGGTACGCATTGACCACCTATATAATTTTCTGGAACATCTGTTTTTGCATCACAAAATAACTCCATACTGACAATAAAGTTACTATGAAATGTATTGTAGGCTTCCAGAAACGCTTTAGGACTACGCACGCATAGTACATCGCGCGCATCTGATAAGACAACAACCGTATTTGGATCAATCGTTTTTAAAAAGTTATTATACGCAACAACACGTGTTATAAGCCCTTTCCATTCTTCGCCTTCTCCTATAAGTTTATAGTTCCATCCATTGTCTTCTAGAGTTTTTTGAAAGAATAAGGTATTATCGTTTGGACAATTGTCATAGGATACTACGATTGTAGTCATTCTATTACACTTTTGCTTTTTATCTTTAGAACTAAGGGGGGGAACTCCCCCTACATATAACATAAATTAGAATTATCTAACACTATACTGTCCGAATGAATTCCCATCGCATATCCTCACAAATCTTCTGCCAAATCTTATCTTGCATATAGAGTTTTTCGCGGGACTTCAGCAACGGAAAGCACGGCAGGTAATCATCGAGCTCCAGCAATTCACAGAATTTATAGAGAACAAAAGAATACGATAAGAAATTACTACGTTTCTTAGGACAGTGTTTCACGAAACTAAACTGTATCTCCTTAAACATAAATCGTAATTTCTCTTCGATTTCGCGCGACAAAACCGGTGCTGAAATGCCATTCAGACGATTGAGTACGTGCGCCACATGGTCGTAGCAACGGTTTAACTTTAACTTTTTAATTATTTCCTTTAGTTTGGACGGTTTCAACTTACTCATATCGGTAATACGCTCCTTTTTCAATTCTGTACGAATCTGCTCTAATACAGCGGCGGAAATTTCAGTAGTTTCTTTGGCTTGGAACTGTGCAAGCCATTCGTTCAAATGATTAATCTTCTTATAGGCATAATACGACATTTCACGCGGAGGATCTTTGTACGACGGTTTTTCGGAATCAATTAATATAACATCACGATATCCGCAACCAGGGCAATCCAGGAAGGTTTCATTCAAATACATTTCTGTATCACATATGGCACAGGTTCCATAATCTTCACTAATACTGTTTGCAACAGCAGCATCGTGGTGTAGATTATCTGGATTCAACGCGGCTAAAAAGGTTTCCATTGCCTTATCACGTCGAAATCCAATCGTGTTGGAAATATCAGAGGCTTTTTTACTATATTCATCCTTGTTTTCAACGGTATTCACAACGGCCGCACTATCATCTTCGTTGATAAAATGACTGTATACACTATTTTTGGGTATGCGTCCCTTTTTCATTGAGTTTTCAACAGGATTTTCGCCAACTGCGATGCGTTCTTGTGCATCTGTGTAACTAAATAAGATATCTCCTACGCGTAAAAAGTAATCGGTTACATCATCTCCACTTTCAATTTCCTTTATCTTTCTTTGCAGGTCTTTAATTTCGGTCTCTAGTGCATTACGACTACTCATAAGTTGAATATCGGCGCCTGTCACTGTAATATTTGGACTTACAAAATCTTTTTCTATTTCATCAAGCTTTGCTTGTTTTGTAGTTAACAAAGAACGAAGTCCTTGTATTTGTTCTTTTGCATTGCGAAGTTTGTTAATTTCTGTATTATGTTGAGTTTGTATTGTTTTTGCAGCGTCGACTGGCTTTTGAAGAGTTTCTTCATCTTCAATAGGCTTCAATAATCTATCGAGGCTAAATGACATTACTTATACGTATACACAATTTATAGACTTTTAGATGGAATTGTTTTCAAAACGCGGCTGGGATTTTGCCCAAAAAGACCCCGGACCGCCAAAATTTTTTTCTTCTGTTGAGGTATAAACAATGGGCTCTGGTGGTTTAATGCAACTCGTCGCTTATGGTGCGCAGGATATCTATCTTACGGGCAACCCGCAGATTACCTCGACATTATAAGGGGGTCGAAAAGCAGTCGGCGAACATAAAAAGGAATAAGTGTTCGATAAAGACCGTTAGTGGTTCCTAATATTACCACAGCTGCTAGTAAGCGCCTTAAGCGTTTGCAACATTATCAAATTGCGGGAACACCCTAAAGTTTTTGCTACCAAACTTAGACCGAAAGATTTAAGTGGCTCAGAGCATCACTGAGGTATGGTAAAAAGGCAAAAAATGAGCATTTAATGCGAAATGGGCAATCCGCAGCCAAGTTCTAAACCGAATCCAAATTAAAAGCACAGTGTTAACAAATGGGGTTTATTTACAGCATTCATAGTCCAAGCGGGAAAACATATATAGGACAAACATCACGTAGTATTGAAATTCGTATCAACGAACATTTCAAATGTGAGGGGTCTTGTATAATTCTTGAAAATGCGATAAAGAAATATGGTCAAGCAAATATGAAAGTAGAAATACTTTTAGAAACCAATGACCAATTCCTTGATACGTATGAAAAACAATTCATAGATTTATTTCACTGTATTGAACCATATGGTTACAATATTCGATCTGGTGGTTCTAATGGAACACACAGTGAATTATCCCGTGAAAGAATGCGACAAGCAAAACTAGGAGAAAACAATCATAACTTTGGTAAGCCGCGCACTTTACAGACCAAAGCAGCAATATCGTCTGCAAAATCAGGTGAAAAGCATCATTTCTTCGGTAAAACGTTTACTGATGAACACAAGATGAAACTTGCTGTTTCGCATCGCAAGACGCATATAGAGTTACCAATGTATGTTGTGTATGTTAAACCTAGACCTGCTTATTATCAAAATAGTGGTTTTGCTATTGTAAATCACCCCAAATTGTCAAATAAATATTTCACATCTAAGAAATTTACGGATGATGAAAACCTTGCACAAGCTTTAGCGTATATTGATTCGGCATGAATGCAGTTCAGAGACTAAATGGTAGTGGGTCTTATTCAAGGCTTAAGTTATAGTCCAATCCCGAGAGCGACGGCTCGAAATATCCCGAAAGGGAGGGTATTACCTTGTCTTCAAGGTCGTTTACCGTCGCCACACAAACTTCGCCATGGAGGCGATTGAGCAGACCTTCAATGGCTCTGCCAACTTCGGCAAGAAGGTGCAGTGCACCATCAGCCGCAACGGTGACTTGATCCACCGTGTGTACCTCCAGGCCACGCTCCCCCAGGTCTCGCTCGCGAGCACCGATGGCTCGGGCGCGCAGTTCCGCTGGCTCAACTATGTTGGCCACAACCTCATCAACAACGTCTACGTTGAGATTGGCGGCCAGCAGATCGACAAGCACTACGGTGACTGGCTCCAGATCTGGAATGAGCTCACCCAGGCCCCTGGCAAGCAGGCCGGCTACGCCGAGATGG